CGGATGGCACGACCGTTTCCGCTACCGACACCGACTAATATGCTTTAGGAGTAGGGGGCGAAATCTCCCTACTCTTTCCCCTTATGAGGTGACCAATGGCATCGGGCGATTCCAAGCTGACTATCTGTAACGATGCGTTGATCATGCTGGGGGCCGCTCCAGTTTCGTCGTTTAGTGACGGCTCTGATTCTGCACAGGTTGCAGATCGCCTTTATGATGACATCAAGATCCTTGTTCTCACACTGTATCCTTGGTCATTCAGCTTTAAAAAAGTCCAACTTGCTCGCACTCTGAACACTCCCGTCTCTGAATGGCGGTATGAGTATCAGTTGCCCGGCGACATGATCATCGGTCCTCGTGCTTTGTTCAACACATCATCCTATGGTGCGCGTCCTGTTACCCAATGGGAAGTGTTCGAGGATAAAGTGCTGACAAACTATGACGCATGTTATGCCGACTATCAGTTCAATCCATCAGAAGATAGGCTACCTTCGTACTTTGTGCAGATCCTGAAGTACTATCTTGCTTGGCATTTTGCAGAACCAGTCACTGACCAGTTTACCAAGGGTCAGTATTGGCAAGCCATTGCTGTCGGCACACCTCAAGAGAATGGGCGTGGTGGTTATCTTCGCCAAGCCATGAACATTGATGGTGCTAATCAGCCCAACCAGATGATAGAGGACTTTAGTCTTACTGGCGTGAGGTTCTAATGTCCCGCCTTATCCAGATCCAAACTAATTTCTCGGTTGGTGAAGTCGATCCGCTCATTCGCGGTCGTATTGATCTGGCCCAGTATTACTCTGCTCTGAAGAAAGCTACCAATGTCACGGTGATTCCACAGGGTGGAGTTCGTCGCCGCCCCGGTCTCAAATATTTACACAATTTGCCAGCTAATGCTTCTGATGGGGCTATTTTAGTTCCATTTGAGTTTAGCGTCTCAGATAGTTATATGTTTGCTATTACCCATCAACGCATACATGTGTTTAAAAATGGCGCATTGGTTACAAACATTAATGGAACTGGACTAGACTATATTGCTGCAACAACCCTTACATCTGCTATATTGCCAACTCTTAATTGGGCGCAATCGGCTGATACGCTTATCTTAGTGCATGAAGATCTACCTCCACAGAAATTAGTTCGTGGTGCAACTGATGCATCTTGGACGTTCAGCGCATTAACTATCGACAATTATCCGTATCATGCGTTTGCAATTACGCTAACTGCTGGAGCAACAACACTAACAGTTAGTGCAAAAGATGGAACTGTTGACATAACTGCTGGTGCCGCAACATTTTCTGCTGCGAGCGTTAATCAATATATTCAGATTAAAGATGCGAATGGGTATGGTCGTGCTCGTATCATTAGCTTTACTTCTACAACTGTAGTTACGGCACAAACAGAAATTCCTTTTAACAAAACCACAGCATACGCTTCTGGAGCGTGGGAAATAGAAAGTGGATATGAAGTTGTTTGGTCCGCTACACGAGGCTATCCTCGTTCTGTTACATTCCACCAAGGCCGTCTATTCTTTGGTGGTTCTAAGTCTCGTCCTGCTACTGTATGGGGCAGTCGTGTTGGGGACTACTTTAACTTTGATCCTGGTACTGTCCTAGACGATGATGCAGTTGAGGCAACGGTTGATACGGCTCAGTTGAACTCAATTGTGCATTGCTATTCTGGTCGTGATTTGCAGTTCTTTACCACTGGTGCTGAGTTCTATGTGCCTCAGAACCTGATGGACCCTATTACGCCGAGCAACTTCTTTGTTAAGATTGCAACGTTCAACGGCTGTAAGAAAGAGATTAGACCTCAAGGGTTGGAGTCAGGGACGCTTTTTATCCAGCGGCAGGGCAAGGCAGTCAATGAGTTTGTCTATACAGACACTCAGGCAGCATATGTCTCTAATAAGATCTCTCTGTTATCATCGCATCTGCTGAAGAACCCTACTGACATTGCTATTCGGCGAGCGACTTCAACGGATGAATCTGACCAACTGCTAATCATCAATAGTGATGACGGGACAATGATCTGTTTCTCCATGCTGCGCTCCCAGCAAGTGATTGCACCGAGTGAGTTCATCACTGATGGCCTGTTCAAATCTGTCGGCGTGGATGTAGATACGATCTATGTGATTGTGCAACGAACTATTAACTCAGTCACTAGATACTTTGTAGAGCGGTTTGATAACACTTTGACATTGGATAATGCAGTCACTGGTGGCGCAGCAGCATCTGTTACGGCTGCTAACCTTGCGGCCAAGACATGTAAAGTCATTGCTGATGGCGTAGTGTTGCCTGACTCGGTAGCCAATAGCTCTGGTGTTGTAACATTTAGTCGCTCCTCTACGACCAGTTACCAAGTAGGCTTGAACTACAATGTTGAAATTACCACCATGCCAGTTGAGCCTCGGCTGCAAAGCGGAAACTTGCGTGGATTTAAGAAGCGCATCATTGAAGTGAACGCCGAGTTCTATAAGACCCAATCTGCGTCTATTGCCGGGCAAGAGGTCCAGTTCAGGAAATTCGATAGCGCAGTTTTTGATTCTCCAGTAGCTGAATACACTGGTCTCAAGACTGTTGGACCGCTGCTTGGCTTCGACTATGATGGCTCGATCACTATCACTCAACCTATTCCATTGAAGATGACGCTCCTCTTCTTGGATTACAAAGTTAGCGTGGGGCAATAGTATGTTTTTAGCAGCACCACTTCTCGGCGCAATGGGGGTCTCTGCTGGCACAGTCGCTGCCACATCAGGGATTATGAGCGCAGTTGGATCTATCGCCTCTGTGGCCTCCGCTGTTGGAGCATTTGCTAGTGGTGGGCAGCAGCAAGCTATGTACGATGCTCAGGCTAAACAGGCACAGCTTCGCGCACAGGCTGAAGAACTAAAATACAAGCAGCAGGGTGTGGCTGTTCTGCAAAGGACTAACATGACTGCCGCTGCTATTGCCGCTCGTGCTGGTGCTGGTTCGGTCGATCCGTTCTCTGGCTCGGCAGCAGATCTTACATCCTATGCGTTCGGGCAGGGTTTTGGCGAGTTTAACCTGACTGCCACTAATGCTGCGCTGGCTCGTGAACAGGGTGTTCAACAGGCTGGCATCTACCGCATGATGGGTCAGCAAGCCTATACCGCTGGTATCGCTAAAGGTGTTGGTGGCATCTTCTCTGGTTTGATGTCAGCATCATCTATCGGCGGTGCGCCATTTGGTGCTGCATCAGTTGCGCCATCTAACGCACTGGATATGTTTGGAAGTGCTAACCCTGCTGCTATGGGCTTCGCTTCGCCAATGGCTCGTGCATAATAGGATATACAAATGGCATTGCCTCGGTATCAGAATGTTGGTGTTGAAGTCGCTGGTGGGATTCGCGGGTTAGATTTTCCTAGCCGTGGCGAGGCTACACGCGGTCTTGATACGATTAGCGCAGTTCTCGACAAGATGTCTGAATCATTCTTCAAAGAAGCGGCTGTTGCTGCTACTGCTGAAGGGGAAAGATACGGCGCACAAAACGCCCCAACTCCAGAGCAGATTGCTGAAGCGCGTAAACTCAACCAGCCAGTTGCACCTATTGGAGATTCTCGCACCTATTTTGGCAAGGCTGCTAACCAGGCGGCAACTCGTATCGCTGCAAAGAACGTAGCGGTTGATGCTGAACTTGAGATGGGCCGCATCCAGAATGACATTGCTGCTGGCAAAGTGTCAGCCAATGATGTGATTCCTCGCGTTAATGCTCTTGCTAAAGGCTACTCAAGCGCACTGAAAGAGTTTGATCCAGTGATGGCTCGCAGTGTCGAGGCTGACTTGGCATTGCATGGCAATAAGATGTTCCTTGCAGCGTCCAAGAAAGCAACTGCTGATGCTATTGCGGCTCAGGGTGCTAAGGCTCTTGAGGCTGGTGAAGAGACATACCGCAACACTGTCAAGAACATCATGGCAAATGGCGACCAATTCTTGCAAGGGCCAACTGTTGATGGAAAGCCAGCTGTTTACACTGTTCAGCAGCAAATTGATGATGCTTATGCCAAGGCTGAAAATCAATTTAAAAGTCTGCCAAAGGCCGCTCGAAAAGAGGCGATGAAGAATCTGCCTGTCTGGGCGCAAGCTGAGTTCAAAAGCTATGTAAGCGAACAGATTCTTACTGCCAAATCAGAAGATGATCTGAAGCCCATCCTTGAAGGATTAAAAAGCAAAAAGTTCGATGCGTTCTTTACAGCAAATCCTGATGAACGGCTGTCAATTGCCAATGTTTTGAAAAGCAACATTCACCAGTTTGAAACGCAAGATACTCGTGCGCTTGCTGGAGAACGCGCAACATACAGCAAAATCCCCGCAAACATTGATGCAGCAATGATGAGCGGCAAAGCTATTGACCCGAATGTCTTGCCGACTGACGCGCAAATTATGAACGCATATAAAAATAATCCAGCAGTTGGGGAGGAGTTGATTGCAAAAATTGCAATTGCCCGTGATACACACAACTCTTGGCTTGAAAATAGATATAAGCCAGCAGCAGAACTAGACGCAGAACGCAAACGTCTTAAAGACAAATTAGATTCTTCTCCATTTAACGAAACGGCAAAATGGGCTGATGAGCTTAAAAAGTTTGATACAGTCATGACAGCGCGCAGTAAAATGCTTGCTGATGACCCAGCTACGTTTGCTGCTAATCTTCCTGAAGTTAAAGCCGCTTTTGCTGAAACTCAGAAGGAAGGTGTAAGTGAAGTTCAGCGCACTACTTCATGGGAAAAATACGGCAACACTATGAAGTCAGTGCAAATGGGTCTTGGACTTAGTGAGCATGAAGTCAAGATCTTGCCCAAAGGTGTTGTTGATGGTGTTGTTGCTGAGTGGGAATTAAAAAAAGGCGGTCAGAATATTGCTTCTTGGTTGCAAAGCGAATCTACGCGTTGGGGTTCTATGTGGCCTGACGTTATGAAACAGTTGCAGCCTAATCTTCCTGCGGCTGCACCTATCATTGCGACCATGCAAAGTTTCGGACAGAACTCTGCTGCCGTAAAGCTAGCTGAATTAAGCCAGCCTGATAATACTAAGGCACTTAAACAATATCTTTCTGAAAATCACGAGACCTCAAAAGGAATTAATGTTGCATTAGAGAGAGCAATGAAACCATTTGAGTCATCTGTTGCTGCCTATGCTGATGGGCCAGCCGTTGCAGAACAGTGGAAAGGTGCGATTAAAACACTTGCGGCTGGGTATGTAATGTCTAATGCAAGGTCACCAAAAGACGCTGTTGACCAGGCTTATAAAGAAATACTTGGTAGTCAATACTCGTTTCATGACACATTTCGTGTTCCATTGAGTGTTAAAAATCCAGATGTAATTGCTCAGACAGCAAATGAATTGAAGTTTTATCTGAAGAACTATGACATTAAGGTTCCCCCGTCAGCTATGGCTCAGGCTACCAATATGAGTGAGGCTGAAAAGAAAGATATTTATATCAGAAGTTTGCGCGAATTTGGGAGATGGGTAAACATCCCTGATGATCGTTTTGGACTTCGTTTGATTGATGGTACAGGGGCTGGTGTTCGACGGGCGGATGGTAGTTTCTTCGAAATGGGTTGGGAAGATCTTTCTAATCCGATTACTCGGCCTATGTTCTCTGGTGGCAGACAAACGACCCCAACTCCACCACTGCCAAGGATGAACTAATGCCAATCATCGGCGCATTATCTGATAGACAGTCATACTTTGAAGAGCAGCCTACGGCTCTATCAACTGCGCTTGGCTTGACGGCAGAGGAAACTTTGCTTCGTAGCCCTGTGCCATCTATCTATCGTGCTGCCGAATTGTTTGCTGCTTACCGTAATGAGGATTCGCCACTCATCGCATCATCAGATGCTAAGGAAAAGATCAAGCAGTACGGGTTTGATCTGGAAGTTCCAGAAGAAGGAATTAGGCAATCTGCGTTAGACATCCTGATCAAGCGCAAACAAAATGAGATCAGGATTCAGGATACATTGTCGCGCAGTCCTGATGGATTTTTCCCGACTACAGCAAAGGTAGCAACTGCGCTCGGGGCATCCCTCTTAGACCCGCTCAACATTGCATCCGCATTTATCCCGGTTGTCGGCGAAGCTAGATATACATCTTTGCTTGAAAATGCTGGCGGTGCTTTCGGTAGAACGATGGTTCGTGGGCGGGTCGGCATAATGGAAGGCGCAGTCGGCGCGGCTGTCATTGAACCATTTGTCGCTGGTGCTGCTATCTACGAGCAAGCAGACTATAAGATGACCAACTCCATTGAGAACCTAGCTTTTGGCGGGTTGTTCGGGGGCGGTTTGCACATGGGTGTCGGGGCCATCGGTGAAGCCTTGGCTCGTGGTGGATCTTCTTATACGTCTAAACCTACTGGCAAGATGAGCGAAACGCTCAATATGCTTGACCCATCAACACGGCAGCAAGCATTAAAGACGGCTGTCTCTCAGGCAATGAGCGGCAAAGAGATTGATGTCGAAGCCATACTTCACATTGATCCACGCTACGCCCCATTGAAAGATCGTTTGCTAACTAGCACTTCAATGACCCCGTTCACTGAAGTCAAACTGCCTGTTAACCCGACAGATCCTGCTCCGTTCTTGCAACTTGGTGCGTTTGGACCATCAGCTAATGTGACCAATGGTAACAGAACCACTGCTATTGCGCTGAAGAATGATGGGGTTCCTACTGTTTTCTCTACGTTTGAAGAAGCAGAACGGATTCAAAAGACTATTGAGCGGCGCAGTGACCAGCGCATGGAGATTGCCAAGCAACCTGATGGGCAGTTTGTATTGCGGCGTGAGTTTCCAGAACAGCCAGCCAGAGATACTAGCGGCAATGTATTTCTGTTTGACAATGAACGCGCTGCTATAAAGGCAACGGATTCCATCTTGGCATTGCAGGAGGGTAATTACTCTGCTGTGCCTATCATGATCAACGATGAGATGAAGTGGGCATTGGTTGATAATGCTTCACCTGAGTTTGTCTCTGCCGCCAAGCACTCTCCTGAGCATGTATCGTTTGACGTATCACACATCAATCGGTTCAGCGACACGAGCATGTTGCGAGAGATTGCACCAGAGAATGTCAATCGGTTGCAGGAAGCTATCAGGCAATCTTATAAGCCTGGTCGATACCGCTTGTCTGATCAGGAATCATCTATCGCTGCAACAAGATACCTTGAAGAAAAGTCTGTTAAGCTAGACGATATTGCTGCTGTTGATGCAGACATCGAGTATCATATGCAAAAGGCAGATAGTCTTGCAGCCAATCTTGGTATCGAAAAGGAACTGGCTAAAGATCTTGAAGGCTATAATCTGCTGGTCAAAGACGCTGAAGATATATCTAGAGGCATTGAAGCTGCCGCTACTTGTTCGATTAGAAGGGGCTAACAATGGCTATTGCAGATTGTCTGCTTGAAGTTGAAACAGCAGTAGGGCGCAAACTCAGCAATGATGAAGCTGAGATGATCTTTGAGGAAGTGCAGAAGCGCGAGAAGATTGTTCGTGCTAAGAACACTCTTGATACAGTTGATGTTGCCATTCGTGACGCGGCTAGCGAACTTGCCAAGCAAATGATTCGTGCTGCCAAAATCGAGAAGCGCAATGCTGCAATCTCGTTTATCAAGCGCAGTGAAGCACTGGAATATATCAAAACAAATTTTGCTGATAAGCCAGAACTCGGTTTGGAATCCATCCTTACTGGCGTTAATACGGTCAAAGTAGGATCACGCGATAGCGTTGCGGCTCGCCAGCATACTCTGCTCACCGAATGGGGCCGTGGTCTAATCGCTGATCTCGATAATGCAGGAACATTGCATATCCTCACATCTGGTGAGTTTGATCGTGACATCGCTCGTGCGCTTGAAACAATTGACAACCCTGCGGCTACTCCATTCAAGGGATTGCCTGAAGTCATGAAAACTGCGGAAGCCATTAATAAGTGGCAGGAAACAATCCGCTTAAAATACAATGATCATGGCGGCGCAGTTGACAAGCAAGTCGGCTATATCGTGCGTCAGTCACATAGTTCAGACAAGATTCGTCGCGCTGGCAAAGACACTTGGGTTGATGGAATCATTGAAAAGCTAGATATGGCTCGCACGTTTGAGGATGGCGCAGATCCGAAAGAAGTCCTTGGCAAAATCTATGATAACTTTGTCAGCGGAGTTCATCTCAAATATAAAGAAGAAGTCACTGGCTTTAAAGGCGGCACTGCAAACCTTGCCAAGAAGGCTAGTCAAGAACGTGTGCTGCATTTTAAAGATGCAGATAACTGGTTTGATTATCACCGTGAATATGGTGTCGGCACTATCGCTGATGCTGTTCTACACTCAATGGACACGGCTGCTCAGAACATTGGCCTGATGAGCAAACTTGGGCCTAACCCAAGCGATAACTTTAACCGCATTGTTGAATATCTCAGCATGTCTCTGAAAGGAGAGCCAGAGAAACTTCGTGATTTCCGTGAGGCAACTAAGCAGAACGGTTATCTTGGCAATGTGTTTGCCCAGATTGACGGAACATCTCGTATTCCTGTCGATGGTATGCTGGCTAAAGTAGGTGCTGGTGTCCGCTCTGTTGAATCAATGTCAAAACTTGGTGGCGCAGTTGTTTCTTCGATTGTCGATCTTGCCAGCATTATGTCTGAGATGGCCTATCAGGGGCATAGTGCTACGTCAGCTTTGGCTGAATCAATTGTCAGTCTTGGTTCAGGGCAGCGTGGCAAAGCATTTGCAGAAGTTGATGCTGGCCTCGGCGTATTCTTGGATTCTCAGCGCGGGGCAATATCAGGTGCGCGATATGCTGGAGAAGATAATCTTCCCGGCGCGATGACACGGCTACAACAGGTCTTTTATAAGCTGAACGGCCTTACTTGGTGGACAGATACCCTTCGCTCATCCACCATTCGTATGATGTCGCATATCTCTGCGCTATCAAAGGATCTTCCGTTCGAAAAGCTGTCTACCGAAATGCAGCGCGTTTATGGTTTGTATGGCATTGATGCTGGACGTTGGGAAATTATCAGGTCAACTGCGACTAAAGCAGTAGACGGTCGTGAGTATCTTTTGCCATCTGCCATCAAAGATCTTCCTGACGAGATGTTCGCAAAATACATCACTGACACTGGAGGCAAGGTTTCTCCTCGTGCTATCAGTGAATTGAAAGATGAGATCAAGACGCAGTTTGGCGCATACTTTCATGATCGTGCAGATTTTGCGGTGCTGCAACCAGATGCTCGGACTCGCTCAATCTTGCAGCAGGGAACGCAGCCAGGAACTCCAGTTGGAGAATTGCTGCGCTTCATCGGACAATTTAAAGCATTTCCAGTAGCTTACGTTCAAAAGGTGCTAGGCCGTGAAGTCTATGGTCGTGGTGCTGATCCATCTGCCGGGCTAATGGATGCGCTTAAAAATGGCAATGGCGAAATGGCTGGGCTGGCGCAACAGTTTATTTGGTCAACCTTGTTTGGATATGCCGCATACAATGCAAAAGATCTCCTGCGTGGCAGATACACTGAGAAGCCAGAATCTGCTGGAGACTATGCCAAAATCTTGCAAGCATCCATGTTGCAGGGCGGCGGTGCTGGCTTGCTCGGCGACTTTATGTTTGGCGAAATGAAGAGCAGATATGGAAATGGACCATTAAGTTCTATGCTTGGTCCAACATTTGCCACAGCAGAAAGCGTTCTTGATCTTTTTGGCAAGGCAAAATCACAGGCCATAACAGGCAAAGATGAGCATCTTGCTGCCAATGCGTATCGAACAGTTATCAACAATACGCCGTTTGCCAACCTATTCTACACAAGAATGGCTATGGATTACTTAATCACATATCGTCTGCAAGAGTCGATGAATCCAGGCTATTTGCTAAGAATGGAAGAAACAGCAAAGCGAGAGCAGGGAAAATCATTCCTCTTCCCGCCAAGCCAAACTGTAAGATAGCGAGTTTGAACGAAACAACACTTTGCTGTATAAGAAGGTATGAGGTGCTTCAATGTCTGACTATAACATCACAGCGGTAACACGGCGCAAGGTCTACTCTGGTTCCGCTGGAACTGGACCATACGCATTTACGTTCCCAGTGATCAGTCAGACTGATATTGCTGTCTACAAAAACTCTACCAAACTGACTCTGACAACTGATTACACTGTATCAGTTAGCAGCACAAATGGCACTGGAAGTGTTACTCTGGTATCAGCAGCGACTGGCTCTGATCAGATTACAATCATCGGATCTCGTACTATTCAGCGCACGACAGATTTTGTCACTGCTGGTGATCTGAACGCATCAGCATTGAACGAGCAGCTTGATAGCCAGATCATTATGCTTCAGCAGCTTGCCGAGGAAAACAAGCGCACGTTGAAGGCTCCTCCTTATGATCTGGAATCGGTCGAGGACGGCGGCACTCTTAACATGGTTATGCCACCATCGGCACAACGCGCTGGCAAAGTGCTTGCGTTTGATGAGAACGGTATCCCTACAGTTGCCGCAACAGTTGGTAGCTACGCAGGAACGTGGACTACTGCAACTGCTTATAACTACCGTGATCTGGTCAAAGACCCGGTTAACTCTAACGTCTATTTCTGCAACACATCGCACACCTCGTCAGGCTCTGCTCCTATCTCAAGCAATGCTGACACGGCTAAATGGGACTTGGTAGTTGATGCCGCGTCTGCTGCTGAGTCTGAAACTAACGCTGCGGCCTCTGCATCTGCTGCATCCAGTTCAGCTTCTGCCGCATCTTCTAGCGCATCGGCTGCATCAACTTCTGCATCCAATGCCTCGACCAGTGCAGGGAACGCATCGACATCTGCTACTGCGGCGGCGGCTTCTGCTACTGCGGCTGCTGCTAGTTATGATTCCTTTGATGATCGCTAAGAGTTTTCTGGATTCCGTCAATGCCAATCAGATACTTCTGGTTGAAACTAAGATTAAGTGCCTTTTCAACAGCGTCAGCATTGCCAGCCTTTGCCTGAGCCTTGATCGTATTCATAACGACTTCATGCTTTTTGTACTTGTCATAGAAGTCTGTAATCGACTTGGCATCAGGACCAGGATAGCGGATGGCAAATGCCTTGACGAATGGAATGTCCGCCAATGTATCTTCTGGGCGAACTGGATCTGGAAGAACTTTTGCCGCAATCAATCCGCGTTCAGCCAAATTCATTACGCTCATGCCAAGGTTGCCAGTCCATGATCGCACATAGTTCTCGATGACAGCAGGAGATCCAACCTGACTGTATCTCAGCCACTCTGAACCAGTAGCCGTTGCAATAGCAGACACGCCAGAGCCAATTTGCCGCATAAGCATATTGGTATTTGGACCATACTGATATTCTGGAAGTTGCTTTTCAGCATCATGAGGCACAATTGGGCGACCAGTGAAATAGCTTTTGTTAGCCCATTGTTCGAGCATAGGAAGTGCAACTGTCGGGATGGCATCCATTGCAAACATCTGTGAGAATGTTTTCATAAATGCTTCCATTTCCTGCTTAGGCCTATCTTTGTAATAAGCATTAAGCACACGCTCTGGTAGCGTTCCAAACATCAAACCATATTCAAATGGCTTTGGAATCCTATACAACGTATCTTTGGTCGGGATGATCCAGAACAAGTCCTTCTGCCAATCAGGAAGTTCCTGATAGCGAGGGTCATCTTTGTTGTTAAACCAAAGCAAGATTGATGGCACGGTAATTGACGCGACAGATTTTGTTACAGTTTCTAATGGCTTATCTCGTAAAGCCTCATACATCCTGACTGGACCTTGGATACGAGCATTAAGAAACGCTGTAATCTGGTTAGCCGCTTTGATCTTTGCGCCCATTTTGGCGAAGTCCATCGTTACATCACGCGATGAAAGACCAGATGAAAGCTGGCTATCAAGGCTCATATTATCGCCGCGCTCGCTTTTAAATGCCCCGACACGTGTTGAGTTTTCTATTAACTCACTGGTAACACGAAGCATTTCAATCGGACTTTTGATGACATTCCACGTTGCGTCAACAAAGCCAGTTTCTTCAGAAAGTTTTAGGACATTTGATTTGATGTAGTTTCTATCAAGACTAACCATTGCAGAATTAGCACCGCCTGATTTTAACCAAGCATAATAATCATCAGACTTTGTAATAATATCTTTAAGGCCAACTAGAGAATGATAGACTGGCACATAACCATTGCCTTGGATAAACGCTACAAACTGATCTCGCGTTACGTTGCGAGCCATAAAGTCAGGAGAAAGAGTCACGCCAGCACGAAGCAAGGATGCAGGAGCAGACAAAACTTTCATCAAGATTGATGTGCTACTCGCGTCAAGGCCATTTGCGGCATCAGCCAGTTCTTGCGATACCTTATAGACTTCACGCTTACCATCACGGTAGACAGCAATTTCGTCTTTAGCAGCCGTGAAGTTGTTTGGACGAAAGATAGATGCGGTTTCAGGATTAACGCCTTCTATCCCGTGCGCTTCAAATATCTTGCCAATTTCAGACTTTGTAATCTCGATTGGACGAACAGGAGTAGTCACACGTTCAATAACAGTTTGCCCTTCTGGAGCATTTTCGATGAGGTCAACAAGTGATCTGCGAACACGATTCTTTTCAGCAATATCTATGAACAGATATGTATTCTTAACGATGGACTCAATTGGATTAACAATATCAAGTTCAGATCCTTTAATCTTCTTGATAGGATTTCTGACGTTTAAGCCGCGAGTCTTTGATGGAGTTGCTGCATCTTCAAATGCCCGGTAAAGAGGGACATAGTTCTGATTGGCTTGCAGCATAAGGTCATAATTTTCAGCACTGATAAGTCCAGCGTCTTTTAGATATTTTGTTGCGTTATTCTGGAAGTCTTGCAGATTTTTAAATGTCTCTGCATACTTACCTTTGGTCTGATCAACAACAGTTCTAGCAGCGTCAATGTCAAAGCCACTTGTAATTCCGCGACCTTCCAATTCAACTGCTCGTGCTGCGACTGCATAGGCCGTAAAGCCATCAATGTCTTTGCGAACTGGTTCAAGAATTTCTTTAAGGCCCATTCCATTCTTTTGTAAAGAACTGAACTCATAAGACCCATTCTCAAGAAATGCGTCAGCACGACCAACATTGCCAGCAGTCAAGCGCGCAAGTTTGTATGGGTCTTTGGATGCCTCAATATCTTTGCCGCCAAGAAGCTCTCTTGCCACTTTAAATGGATGTAGTTTATCCGTGTAGTTGGCAATCAACTCATCAAATGATGGCATTTCAGTCTTTGGATCAGTAGATTTTACTTTATTCATAATAGCTTTTTGAGCGTCAGTCAGTTCCTGTTGAGGATCAGGTTTAGACTCAAATGCCTTGATTGGATCTTTAACACCAATGTTTGTGTTAAATGGCCCCTCTGGATTAGGAACAGTTTCAAACCGCTTTGGGCCACCGTACACACCCCAAATCTCTGGGTAATTAAGTGAGCCAATCTCTTCCATATTATTGGAAAGAACTGTTTGCTTAAAATTGGGGTCTTCACCAGAACGACGAATGACCTCAGTTGGTTTTAAACCAGTATCACGATAAAGATTCTGAAGTTTGGTAGCTGCTGCGCCTGATAATTTAAGACCGCCAATCAGCAATGCCGCATCTTCAAAGTCCTGCACATGAGGCATTTCTCCTTCAAGAGCCTTGGAGACTGTAACCATTGTAGCAATTTCAGCGCCTAAATCTGCTGTCGTTGCAATCACTGATGGCACGGTCGCGGGAAGAGCCTTAACAACAGTCATGCCAGCACCACGGCTAACTGCTCCAGTTACAAATCCTTTTGCCCCTGCGATGGTCATTGCAGCCATACGGTCGAGGTAGTCAGATAGATTAGTAATCTCACCTTTTTGAAGGCTATCAATGTATGCCTGACGCAATGCCTCTGGAACTGCAAATGCACCACCAGCACCGAGGATAGGACCAGCGACAACAGCACCGGGGCCAGTGACAGCAGTTGCCGCTGTAGCACCCAATGCAAAGCCAGCAATCATATATGGAACATCGCCAGTAATCTGGGCTAGTTGATACGCAATACGATTTGCTCGCGTTGCATCTTCCCCATTAAGCTCCTCTGGAAGCGTTCCACGAATTTGCATGCCAGTAACAGACGCACCAAAGCCTTTGTTCAAAGCGTCAATAAATGATGCCGTTGTCTCCTGCTTGATAGCTGGCTTTTCAGTTCCAGTGATTTCTGTAGGTGCGGTAATATCTGGGGTAGCACCGACTTGGAATGGCTCAAATGCTTTAGTGATAAACTCACTAGTCTTCTCCATCTTCATTGGCTTGATGCCAAGATAAGAGTTCATTTCATCTTCAGTAAAGCCAGCAGCACTCCATTCAGATTTTTTGGTGTTAATATATCCATTAATTTCTTCATCAGAAAACCCTGCTCTTTTCCAAGATTCAATTTTAGGGTCCATAATTATTGACCTCCTCGCCGCACATAATCTTCTAACGACTCTCCTGGTTTCCTTGGGCTTTTATCAGGAGGTGGCGGCTGCGTTTGCGTTGGAGGGGATGGGCGCAACTTATTAGCCTGTTCGCGCAATAAATCCATTGGATTCTTTTGGTGATCTAGAACAATTTTCCATAGAGAATTAGGATTGTTTGGATCAATCAAATCACCTGGTTTTTCTCCAAGGGCTTTGCGTCGAGTATATTCAGCATTGAACTCTTGTTCCGCAGCAAGATATGCGTCATCACCTTGACTTATACCTGTCAATGGATCTTTTTTAGTAAGAGAATTTCTTGCTGCGCGGAGAAAGGTTGCCTTAGCATTTTCTTCCATTCTGCCTTCTGGAGTTTTAGCATTACGCATAACGTCATAAAGAGCAACTGCATCTGAGTTACGGATGCGCCCAGTAGCAACAGCCTGTCGAACTTCTTCGCTGCTTCTTAACTTATTAGGGTCAGTTTCTGGCAAAATAGCACGGGAATATAAGTCTTGATAAACCCCAGCATCACGCTTTCTTTCACCAAATTCCAATGAATTGATCTGTTTTAGAAGGTTTGTTTGATTGATGCCTTGATTGCCGCTGATTGGCAGACCAGTGCTTTTAAGATCATCAATGCTGGGAATATCACCCTGCCCACGACGAGCCGCTTCAATCTTATAAACAAAGTCCTCATAAGAGATAGATTGCTTATCAAACATTTCAGCATCTTGCTTTTTAAAAAGACGCTCATCTTCTCTTTGACGGATTGAAAGCAGATCATTAGAGACCTTAATTGAGTCTCTGACTTCTGTAGGCTCCATATTTTTGATGACCCGATAGTATGAGCCATTTGGGTCTAACGCCGGGTCAATTCCTTTTTTAGAAAAGCTATCCTCAAGGGCGCGGCGACGAGCCTCGCGGTCTGTATTATCAGCACCAGACATAACCCAATCGAGAACATAGTTTTTTTGCTGAACTGCAATCTCTTTATTAAATTTTGCCTCTAATTCTTTAGCAGCCGCTGCTGGCAACTTTGCAGTAATCTGCCGCAATTGAGCAGCACGAATGTCAACACGATCATTAACAGTCACTGCTGTTCCATCAGCACCAACAGTATCACCAGCTTTAAAATCATCAGCAACTGTATTGACTAGATCGTAGCCATTGATGACATTTTGTGTTTTAAGTTCTGCTGATGCTTTAGCTGCTGCACTTTTAGTAGCAGCCAGATAAGCATTATTACCTTCATAAGCTAACTGTGCTTCTATTTTCTTGCCAAGTGCAGGATCAACATCTGCAAGTGCGCCAGAATAACCTTTGATAACACTATTGATGCTTGGAATAATTGACCCAGCACCGATAGATCCAGCGATAGCATCTGATTTAATTTTAGAAATATCTGCCTTAGCAGCATATTGGATCTGCGTTGTCAGAACTTCTGAGTAGGCGTTCTTTGCTGACTTGCCAAAATAAGTACGCGAATCACCGACAGGCGGCAATGGTGTTCCTGTTTCAATTGCTTGGCGTAATTGCTCGCGGTGCTGCATCTGTTTACAACGGCACACAGGGCTTTGCTCGCAATCTCATTGTGAACACAGCACAGTGGTCAAACCTCATGACACTGAATGATTCAGGTCGTCCAATCTACAACGCATCACAGCCACAAAACGCTGGCGGCGTAGTTCGTCCAGATTCAGTTCGCGGCAATGTCGCAGGACTCGATCTCTATGTCACAGCCAACACAGCTGCAGGCCCAGACACAGATGGATCAATCTTGATCGTCAATCCTGATGCATACACATGGTATGAGTCACCAACATTCCAGTTGCGTGCAGATGTCATCGCAACCGGACAAATCTCAATCATGATGTACGGATACGGCGCAATTGCAACCAAGATCGGCGCAGGCGCGTTCAAGAACAACAAGGCTTAATCGCCACAAATTAACCATCGGCCATTTCGCTCCCGAGGTGGCCGAGCAGTAGAAGGGATGAGCTCATGTCAGCAATCGTTACAGCCTCACAGCTGAGATCAATTCTTGGCGTGAGCTC